GAGGGAGACACCTGCGGACAACGTAAACGCTTGCGCGCCTAGTGCCGCTCGGAACTGGTCACCCAGTTCCGATCTGTGCAGGTGCGTCGGCGTTGAAACCGCGCCCTTCGTCTCGTCCGTTAAATCGGAGAGGCGGAGGGACACGAGTAAGCGCCGTGGGCGTGTGGCAGTCAGTGCTGAAACTCTGACGCCCCACCCAACCTGCGGTGAATTAGGTCCCTTGCGTCGTTTCCAGGCAGTCGTAGACCGCCTGAATCGGATGTCCATGCGCCAACGACGTAGTTGTGTCAACTACGCGCAGGCAGTTTGGACTTCCTATCTGGCGGGCCTCACCGCTTCGAATGGGCACCGTCTCGTGTTTGACCTTCGGGTCAGACACGAGAGGGAGCTCGCTCGAGCGGTGAGAACCAATGCCTGGAAACTGTTGCGTACTGTAGTGCTTACAGGGAAGGAGGCAGCGGCTGAATTGGTTAAATCAGCCGGAACCGCTGCCCGGTCTTGCGCCTTTGCTAGGGGCGCGAACCAGGTATTGGCTCCTCACTGCCTCCTCCAACAAGGCCTCCAACTGAGAGGGGGTCCTTTGTCCGGAAAGGAGAGTAAAATCTCCTTCTCGTTCGTGGGACGTTCCCTTCCAGAAGGTGGCCCTGTAACCTGTAAGCGTGCTATTCGAGAACACAAGTTGGCTCTCATGCGAAAGCCCGCTTGCTCACCGGAACTCCTCGAGGAGATCCGACAATATGCGAGACGTTGGGCAGGCAAACATTTGCCTTTCCATACGCCCTGCACTGTCGGGATCACGAGGGGTGCCTGTCTCGAGAAATCGAGACGGGAAGGTGGGCTCGCGGCAGCTCTAGCAGAGGTGTCGTCTTGTGCTCCCGATCGCACTACGGCTCTGGGGATAGATAAGCCAGACGGTCTCTACGAGGTCGACTGGCAAACCTATGTCCAGCATGCGAACCTCGCCGACCAGCTGCTTAAGGACCTTCAAGCGATTGAAGGCCCTTTGCAGGCGCGGGTAACTGTCGTACCGACTCGAGGTCTTAAGTCTCGAGTCGTCACTAAGTCGCCCGCTCCTGCGGTGGCCGTTGCAAACCTGATCCGTTCCTTCCTCTTTACCTCTCTTCGGAGAGATAATCGAGTTGGGTCGGTCTTGGCTAGCAATGACCATATGCAGCCGGTCCGCGAGGCTTTCAAGGAGCCTGTCGCCGAACCCTGTTTGGTACTAAGCGCCGACCTCACTACGGCCACAGATACACTCTCGCAAGAAATTGCGGGAGCTGTGTGGACTGGCTATAGTGAAGCTACCCGGCTACCACGAGACATCGTGGCGGCTGGGCATCGGCTCCTAGGACCAATGAGGGTCACGTATGACGACGGAGAAGAGTTGACCTCGTCATGTGGAGTCTTGATGGGACTCCCCATGTCGTGGTTTATCCTCAACGTCGTCAATATGTGGGCGGCAGATTCTGCCGTATCTACAGTACGTAACGCGCTCTCCCAACGACGAACTCGGATCGGTATTCAGCCCTTCCGTGTGTGCGGGGACGACCTCGTGGCAATCTGGCATCCGAAAGTGATAGCTAAGTACGAGAGCAACATCCGTTCGACCGGAATGCTGTTCTCAAGCGCAGCGAAACACTTAAAGAGCCAGAACTACGGCTTGTTTACTGAGAAATGTTTCTCAGTCAGCAAAGTCGTAGTGCCACAGGGTCTTCCTCGAACCTGTTCGCCCGTTCGGATCAAAGACGTTCGGCAAGTTGTTCATCAACTTGAGGGCTCCTACGCCTTAGCAGCGTGGAGGCCTTCCGAGCGGCGTACCTGGTCTCTGGGTCCGTCCAAGGGTGGGGTCGTAACCCCTCTTGAACGGGCTCAGATGTCAGGCCGTTCGCTAGTCGAACCGTCTGTGAAACCGATTGAGCGAATAAGGCTCGAGCGCACACGGATAGGCAAGAGATTCGACAGAGGGCCCTTAGGTTTCTCACTTCGGAGCCTCTCGACGACATCGGGTTCATCCCCGATACGTCCTGAGGAACCTTGGTGGGTTACCTTCGGGCCGGCTATCGAGTCTCTTGTCCAAGAGTCCCCGAATTCTCGACGTCAGATCGTTCGGCTCGCTCGACTCCTCCATCCAGGATTGGCATCCTGGTGTCGGAAGTTCGGCTTGCCTATGAATCTGCCTCGAGAACTAGGGGGCTTTGGGCTTCCTACCGAAAAGAGTTCGTCGAAGGTACGGCTACGTGAGGTTGCGTCGTTCATGTTTCGACGCGCGATCGCCCACAGTGTGCTTGGATCGGATTTCAGTCCGCTCCAGCATGC